TCGTGTACTGCAAAACTTTATGGAGTAAAAGAAGTATGAGTAACCTAAGATTATTAAATGATACTACCGCTAGTTCTGTTGCAAGTTTATCTATAACAGATATTTTTTCTTCTGATTTTGATATATATAAAATAATAATTAATAATTTTAATGCTGATAGTAGTAATCCATTTTTACAATTTAGGTTTATTAATTCAAGTGGAACTATAATTACAAGTTCACAATATAATAGTGCAAGTTTATATTTGAGAAGTTGGAATAGTGATATTGAATATAATGATGAACTCCAAACCTCAATGAAAAATTTAGCTTTAACTAATAGTCAAACTACTGCTGATACTGGTGGTGCAGTATTTTATATCTTTGATCCATTTTCTGTATCTAGTTATACTTCTGTTATTGGGCAAAGTCAAGCACAAGAAACTTCAGGAACATATAGTTTTAAGGCTATTGGACAATTAAAACAGTTGCATAGTTGCACAGGTTTAAATATTAATTTTTCATCAGCAAATGATGTTTCTTTAAATGTTAAAACTTATGGACTAAGGGTTGATACATAATGGGATTACAACAAGTATCAACATCAACAGTTTCAGGTACAGTAGCTAGTGTTACCTTAACAGGCATAGATAGTGATGATGTTTATATGGTTGCATTTGTTGGTTTAGCAACAGATACAGATAATGTAAATACAGATTTTAGAATTACAAAATCGGGAACTGCACAATCTGATACTGAATATGATTATTCAAATAAAGATTTAAAAGCAGATACCTCTTTTAGTACTAATTATAACACAGATGAAAATCATTTAAGTTTTGCAAATATTGGAACAGGCGAAAGCGAAAAGGCAAATGGTATATTTTATTTATATGATTTTAATAATTCATCTGCATTTAGTTTTGTAACTTATGAAACTGTTAATCGTAGAAGTACATCAGTTACTAGAGGAATAGCAGGAGGTTTTGTACACACAGTTGCAAGTGCAAGTGATGGTGTTCAATTTTTTATGTCTAGTGGAAATATTACAGGTGGAACATTCACATTGTATAAGGTAGTGTAGAGATATGAGTTATATACCAAAAGATGCAGTAACACAATCCTTTAATAATAATAAAGGTGTGCTTACACCTAATCAAATTATTGAACTAGATAATGAAAATAAATTTACAAAGTATGGACAATTAGAATTATTACTTACAAATGCTAGTATAAGTAGTGCATCAACAGTAGATTTTACAGGGCTTGATGACTATGGAGATTTTGATGTTTTCTTTCTTACTTTCCTTGATTTAACTATTGCAAATGACAACAAAAGAATAGGTTTAGAGTTGTTAAGAAGTGGTGTTGCAAGTGGTACTAGCTATCATTCAGCAGCATCAGTCATGGAAGCAGATGGAACTTTTACTGCTACAAAAAGCACATCTCTTCCTGGATTACGAATAACAGATAATATAGGAAGTTCTACAAATGAAAATGCAAATGGATATATATATATTTATAATAGTTTAGATTCAACCAAACATACATTTATTACTTATCATTCTACATTTGTTAATTCATCAGGAGTTCCTGGTTGGGAATTTGGAAGTGGTGTTCACCCATTAGCGAGATTTGATAATGGATTAAGATTTCACCCTGACATAAATGGTAGTTCTACTTTTACAGGTGGTAGTTTTAGTTTGTATGGAATAAGGAATTATTAATGGCTACTAACTTACAATTCTTAGATAAAATATCTTCTGGTGGAAGAGTAACTAATTTTGATTTGCAAAATATTTTTAATAAAGGTTACGATCAATATAATATTTTTTTAAATGTAAATGATGCATCAGGTGATGGTTACATAGGTTTAAAATTTTTTGATGCTTCAGATGCAGTAATTACAGGTTCTGAATACAGTCATGCAGGAAGAGAGTTTAAATCAAACACGAGTTTTGATAGCACTTGGAAAAGTGATAGTGCTTCACAAATAGCACCTATAATAACAGGTGGTGCTACAGGTACAGGTGGAGGTGCATTAGTTAGAATATTTAATGCAGATAATTCAAGTAGTTTTACTTTTGTTACTTGTCAATCATCAATGACAGAAGGCACACCTAATTTAAGAGGAACTAAAACTATAGGTGTACATAAAACTGCAGAACAAATTACAGGTGTAAGATTTGCAGGTGTTTCACATTCATACGACACTACTGCATATATATATGGAGTTAAATAATGTCAGGTAGTTTAGTTTTAATACAAGAAACAACAGTGAGTTCAGCAGTAAGCTCTGTAACTTTAACAGGTATTGATAGCACTTATGATGTGTATAAGGTTGTTTTAGATAATGTTGTACCTGCTGATGATAATAAAGATTTATATCTAAACTACATAAAAGCTAGTGATAGTTCAGTAGATGCAACTGCTAATTATGATATAGCTAGTGCAGGTTTGTACGCTTCTTCTACATATCAAAACAATTCAGCTGAAAATCTCAATAATCAAAAGGTAATGTTCGCTAGAGGTAATGCTACAAATGAAATGTCAAGTTGTACAATTTATCTTTTTAGTACTTTTTCTAGTTCTGATTTTAGTTTTAACACAGTAGAAGCAACTGGTTTAAACTTTAATTCTCAATTATATGGAGAACAAGGTGGTGGTGTTCATACAGTTGCTCAAAGTAATTCTGGTGTAAGTTTTAGTTGGGAAGATGGTGGAAATTTTACAGCAGGAACGTTCAAACTTTATGGACTTAACAAGTAACTAGTATGGTAGTATAAATACAGAAGGGACTATAGAATATGGCAACAAAAGAAGAGCTACAAGCACAAGCAGATGCAGAGATAGAAGCAGCAAAACCTTTAAATAAATCAGTTAATGGTGTTGTATCAGAATATAGTGATTCAGATTATGCACAAGCAAAAATTGATTTAGGAAATCAAAAATGGAATGACCAAGAGTTTGGTTACATTGCTGCAAGACAATCTGCTTTTCCAAGTATAGGTGACCAATTAGATATGATCTATTGGGACAAAGTTAATGACACAACTACTTGGAAGGACGCAATAGCTAAAGTAAAATCTGATAATCCAAAACCTGAATAAGTCTATGTTATAATCCTTTGATGGATTATTTAATTGGATTTATATTAGGATATTTTTGTCAAAAATTTTTTATTTGGTTAGATAAATTTGCTATACCTAAAGTTCCAGATGATTATAAAGAAGAGGATTGGGACTGGATTAATTGAGTACAAACGGTTTTACTACTAAAGAATACTTGCAACAAATCAAAGAAGATATTGATCAAGCAAATGATCGCATAGATGAATTGCATGAGAAAATAAATAAGTCACCAACACGTCAAGAAATTTTAGGTTGGCTTGTTGCAATTACCAGTAGTGCTGCATTCTTAAATAGTATAATGTAATAATGGACGGCTACGCATTGTACTGGAATATATCAAAACGCATGGTTGCTGTATTTATAGCACAGGCATTGAGTGTTATTGGTGCAGGTAGTCTTGTAGGAATTGATGTCATACAGTCATCTTTACTTGCAGGACTATTAGGCGTAGCTAATGTCCTAGAGATCCTTGCTAGAAAATATTTAAATGATGGTAAATTATCATACGAAGAAGTCAATCAAGCATTTGGTATCTTAGATAGTAAAACACATAATGACATGAATGGGAGAGATATATAATGGCAGATCCTTGCTGCGGTGGTGGTTGTTGCGGAACTAATTAGTTCCAGTGCTACACAAATTTAATACGTTAATACGTTTAGGTATTGTTCTTTTCTTAATTGCACCAACACCTTCTCTTGCGTATCACGTGACAACACAGGCACCGTACAATCAATCATTAGCTATAGACACAACCACTGGTGATATAACTATAGGTATATATACATCAGATGGTTTAGAAGATAGTACACCAGAAAAATACACAATATTTTTTGACATAGACAATGATGTAACTACAAATAGTTTTTGTGTTAGTACATCATTTGGACATACTGGTAATTTAGAATGGAACTATCACACGTTTTCTTTGTCAGATTTACAAACATATTTTGAAAATCCATACGGTAATTTTAGAGTTAAGATCAGGGCAGACAATGATACAGACAATAGTTTTTCTGATCTCACACAACAAATGAACATTGATATACCTAATGAATTACCTTTTGTAAATTTAGTATGGAATGGTTTACCACAAACAACATGTAATGATACCTCTACAACTACTACAACAACTACAATTGCAGAGGATACAACTACAACATCATCTACAACTACAACGTTACCACCAAAAAAAGAAGAGACTCCTCCACCTCCTGCACCAGAACCTGAACCAGAACCTGAACCAGAACCTGAACCAGAACCTATACAAGTAGTTATGGACGATGGATCTGTAGCAGAATATACAGAAACAGAAGTAGAAGATGGCACAGTAGATAGAGATAACCAACGTGCAGCTAACGAAGATCTTTATGGTTGTGCGCTTACAGACGCACAGATAGCAAGAGGTGATTGTGATATAGTTGAAACAGTTATAATAGAAGAAGATGAAGAAGTATTTGTGGAAGAAGGGGGAGAGGAGTTTCCTGATGATGTTGTTGTACTTGATGACATGGAAGATCAGTATGATGACGAAGAGATTATCGAGCTTACTGAAGAAGAAGTTAAACGTGAAACTAAAAAATCTGAACTTAAAGAAGAGATTGAGATATTTGTATTTGAAGACGAAGAGGAGATTGAGGAGTTTATAGATACTGTTATAGAAATAGAAGAATTTTTAGAAGAGTTTGAAGAAGTAGAGATTATAATAGTAGAAGATCTAGATGATTTAGAAATAGATATAGATGATTTTGACACAGAGTTTGAGGAGATAGAAGAAGATGAGTTGGACGAAATATTACCTGGAGATGACACCGAGAGAACAGAGGAAGTTCAAGAGGAAGATGAGATCCTGGAAGAGAATGAAGAAGTCGTTTTAACAGAAGAAGAAGTAGCTGTAGAAGTTGCTGAAGTCGAAGAAGTTATAGAAGATATTATTGTAGAAGAAGTTACTACTGAAGAAGCTATAGAAGTTATCGAACAAGTCAACGACATAGGTGTACAAAACTTAGATCAAGCAACAGAAGAAGTACAAGAAGTTGTACAAGCTGTTGTAGAAGAAGCAATTGATAATGTAGAAGAACTTACTGAAGAACAAGTAGAAGTTGTCCAGGAAGTTTTACAACTTGATGAACCAGAAGACGTAGAAATTATAGCTGAAGCAGTTAAAGAAGACGAAGCTGTTGCAGAAGCTGTCGAAGAATACGTAGAACGTGCAGTAGAAAATGCAGACGTAGAAGATTACAACCTTGCTGATGTTGTAACAGAGGTACAAACAGAGGAGTTTCTTGCAGATCCTATAGGTGCATTCACAGATATTGACGTAGCTGCAATAGATCTTACAACTATTGGTGACACAATGACATCTACGCAAAAAGAAAAAGCACAGGAAGTTGTTGTACCTGTAATCATAGCTTCGCAAATTGTAGCTAGTGTGCAAGTAGTACCAGTTAGAATAAGACGTAGAGTATGAAGTATATAAAAAAAATAATTAATTGGATAAAAGAAATACTTAAAGAGACAATAGCGCAGACATTTACACTGTTAGGTTTTTTTATTGCATGGCTTACATTGACTGGTACAGCAAAAGACATTGTAGGTATTGCTATAATAATAAGTACAATCTTATGGTTGTTAACTATAGGATTACGTAAAGATAGTGATGAGCAACCATCACAGAAACGGAGCAGATAATGGCATACGGTTATGGTATGAAAAAAACAAAAAAGAAAAAGAAAAGTAAGCGTAAGAAAAAATACTAATGGGAATGGGTGTTAAGCATTACCTTAAATCAGGAAAAGTATTTAAAGGTAAGTATCATAAAATGCCTAATGGTCAATTGCACAGTGGTGCAACACATTCTAAATCTTCTAAAAGACTTTATCATTACGGTCAATTGTCAAAGAAGGCGCAGCAAACTGCTAAGAAAAGTTGGAAACGATCATGAGTATTACCTATAGAGGGGAAAAGTTTTCTGGTTATAATAAACCTAAGAGAACACCTGGACACAAAACTAAATCACATGCTGTTCTTGCAAAGAGCGGTGACAAAGTTAAGCTAATTAGATTCGGACAGAAGGGAGTTAGCGGTGCAGGTAAAAAACAAGACGCTAAGTCTAAAGCAAGACGTAAGTCCTTTAAGGCAAGACATGCTAAGAACATAGCAAAAGGTAAAATGTCTGCAGCTTATTGGGCTAACAAGACTAAATGGTAGGGAGAATATATGCCTTATAGTGAAAAACAAATGAAGATAGCAAGAATGGCACCGCCACGTAATAAGATTACAGGTGCAGATTTTGCTATGTTAAAACAAAAGAAAAAGAAAAATGGCAAAAAAAAGTAAACCGATCTGGGATAAACCTAGACCAAAAGGATTAGGTAAACCTAAAAAACTTACACCTGCACAAAGAGCTAAAGCTAAAGCAAGAGCTAAAGCTAACGGTCGTAAGTATCCTAACATGGTGGATAACATTTGGGCAGCGCAGAGGTAACTCACGAAAGTAAGTTGTCCCAAGTGCGACAAGAAAATGACGGTTGTAGTAGATCCATACAAGATATACTGTACAAACCGTGATTGTAAGGACTATACTGTGTATAGACAAAAGAAGGCAGGGAAATGAAACTACAAGTAGTACGCACACAGTTTGGTAAAGACGCTACAAACGGTATGCTATTTATAGATGGCATGTTTGAGTGCTTTACATTAGAAGATCAAGAACAAGCAGTGAAGGTAAAATCCGAAACCGCAATACCATTAGGTTCATACAATGTTGTGCTTCGTGCAGAAGGTGGTTTCAATAAACGCTATGTTGCTAAGTACGGCAATACCTGGCATAAAGGAATGTTGTGGATACAAGACGTGCCAGGATTCGAGTGGATCTTAATACATACAGGTAACACTGACGAACATACTGCAGGTTGTTTACTTGTTGGTGAAACGCAACAAGACTTAGATAAAGGTAAAGACGGATTTGTTGGTGGTTCAGGCGACGCATATAAAAAAATGTATCCTAAAGTAAGAAATGCTTTACAAGCAGGTGATAAAGTTACCATAGAATACACACACATAAACCTCGACGGTGCAGCAGCAGCACCTGCAAAGACTTCCGATAACGATAAACTCGATCAGATACTAGAAAAAGTGTCACGTATGGAGACTAAGTTAAGAGGAAGAATTATATAGACTGGAGATAACATGAGTGATGAACTCAAAGCACTTATAGAAAAAGTTGTTTGGACATTCATTGAAGCATTTGGTTCTGCTTTATTGGTAGGTCCTGCGCTTGACTTAGATATTACAGCGATACAAGCTGCAGCAATTGCAGGTGGTGGATCAGTAATAGTTGTATTAAAAGAGTATGCAAAAAAACAACTCGCAGGTAAGTAAACTTACTACAACCCAACAGGACGTAGCACACAACGAAACAAAAGATACACCTAACCACCCAAATGGTTGGGAACCTGGAGTAGAGTTTAACTATAAAACCAAGACTGGGACAATAACAACAAGAGCTATGGACAATGCCAGTCCACAGTTTGATGACTTGCTTAGATCGTGGGGATTTGATCCTGAAAAATATTATATTCTAAATGACACAATACGTGTAAGCACGTGGGATATGAATTTGGGCAAAGGAGACGTGCAACAAGCATGGGCATACAAAGCACAAATAATTTACAGAGAACATGCACTTGATCAAGATGATTATGATCGTATATCTAAATGGATACAAACATACAAGCGTAAAGCTAAACCTAAAATAACAAAACCTAAAGCTAGTTTCTTTGTTGCTATATCTGATTTGCAATTAGGCAAGCGTGATGGCGGTGGTACAGAAGCTATTGTTAATAGATTTTTAGACAAGATAGATACAGTACGTGATCGTTATAACTTCTTACGTAAAGCAGGAGTGCAGCTAGATCAGTTAACAGTCGTGGGATTAGGTGACATCGTCGAAGGTTGTGTCGGCTTCTATCCACAAGCAATGGGACCTAACGGAGTCGAGTTGGATTATCGTAATCAAATGAAACTAGCTAGAAGAATAATAGCTAAAGCATTAGTAGAGTGGTCAAAAGATTTTGATCTAGTAGTTGTCGGTGCAGTACCAGGAAATCATGGGACTAAAAGAATTGCAAAAGGTATAGCACCTACAGGTGAGATGGATAACTATGACATAGAAGTGTTTGAGCAAATAGCAGAAATCTTTGCAGACAAACCACAATACAAACATGTTAAGTTTGTTATACCAGATGAGCCACACTTATCACTAAACGTATGTGGAACAAACATTAGTTTTACGCATGGTCATTTAAGCACTGGATCTGGCAACATAGAAAACAAAATTATGAACTGGTGGAAGAACCAGACGTTTGGTGGTTTTCATTCAGGTGGATCAAGCATTCTTGTTACAGGTCATTACCATCATCATCGTGAAATCAATGATCCTAGAACTTGGATACAAGTACCTAGTCTTGATGAGTCTACATACTTTGAACACCAGGCAGGCAAGAAAACTAAACAAGGTGTAATGACTATGGTTGTTGATAAGAATGGACACAACAACAAAGAGATCGTATAAAAAAGTAAGCCAGATGTGTTCATAACACACACCTGACTTAGCTTTACTCTAATAGAATATGGCGTATTTAATTAGATAAAATACATAATAAACATCTTTTAGATCTTGTCAAGTATAAAAGCAAAGCGGACTCACAGGTCCGCTTTATTGCTTATGGAAGGAGTTGTCTTGCGTTATGACACGTAAGATACTCATTGCATACAGTACTGCATGCTATAATTATTGTCAAGTCACTTCATTGATCAGGGGTTTCCTCCTTTACCTTGATCCTTGACACCAGGTCATATTACTTCGATCTGGTGTTTTTAGCAAAAATCTTTACGATTTTAGATTTATGCTATATAATTATATTGGGAGGTAGTAATGACTGCAATTAATACTACGTTTGACGATAACAAAATGTTATCCTCACTTGCTGAATCAGTAGGTAATACTGGTGTCGGCTTTGTTGTTATATATAAAAACAATCCTAAATATATAGACAGCATAAGTGAATTAAGAAACTGGTTGCGTAAGAACGGTCTGTACATACATGAGTACCAGATGTTTAATAACATGTTACATTTTGTATTTGTAAGATCAGAACGTGGCGGCGATTAGTACATGAACATATTTACAAGTCAAAAGGAGATGAAGAAGTGGGCGATAGCTATGGCTAACGCATGTGGTGGACAAGAAGTATCACAAAATTCTATAAAATTAAACAGTCCTAAACCAAAAAAAGTAAATGATTTGACCATAAAATTTGTGTCAGATTACAACGCTATGATGAAAATAGCTATGGAAACTATTGCAGATGAAACAAAATTAGAGGAGGAGTAATGTGGTTTGACGAAGTATTAATGGACGATCTTGATGATGAGTTAGAAGATGTCAGCACCTAGTCCACAAGATCGTGACGTAAAAGTAATGTTTACTGATCACAGTACACGTGATTACATTATGACTGCAAGTAATATAAAAGAAGCAGAAGAAAAGTTTGACGCAATATTTAATGAGGTTGAGAAAAAAATTAATGAGTTGTGTAAAGCAAATAATGTTGGTAAAGTTACTAAAGTCTGGTGTGAATATCACATAGATAAATATCATTATATGACAGAGGAGGAGGATACATAATGGCATGGCAAGATGAGTACGATCAAGTAGAAGATAGACTAAAAAAATTTTGGGAAGACAATCCTAACGGTCGTATAGACACAAAGGTTATACATGTAAACGCAGATTTTACAAATGCAATACATAGGTGTGAAGTTTACAAAGATATTAATGATGAGTTTCCTGTAGCAACAGGCATAGCACAAGATCAACAAGGACCAAAAGGTGCAAACCAAACCTCATGGATAGAAAACGGCGAGACGAGTTCAGTAGGCAGAGCTTTGGCGAACTGGAAGTACGCAGCAAAGAAGCGACCATCGGTCACAGAAATGCAGAAGGTGGAGAACTTGAAGGATACCCAAGTTACCAAGAGTGCAGCACAAACTAGCAATAGCAAAGGTTACACTCCTCCACCATCTGTACAAAAAAAACTTGATGGTGCAGTACAAGACAGTGATCTTACAGGTAAATCAATAGAAGATAAATTAGAAACTATTGGTGTATCAGTAGATGAGAAGGTTGTCATAACAAAAGGCACAGTCGAACCAAAGTGTATCAGTTGTGATAGTGAGTTGTGGGACAACAGAATGGACAAAGCTACTGGTAAAATAGGACAAAATTATCCTGACTGGAAGTGTAAAAACAGAGAGTGTAAATCAGGTAAGAATGGCACACCACGTGCGTACTATATGGACAGCTACAGTGCTGAACAAAAAGCACCAGAAGAGTGGTACATGCCAGAAGTAGTAAAGGCAAAAGATGTCAAAGAAATCAAAGAAGGCGAAGCGCCGTTCTAAAAAACATATATACAGAGGTAATCCTAATTGGGCAGGAGATGATTGATGTTTACAGTAATAATACAATTAACAAGCGGTGGTGAGTTTGTTGACATAGAGTTTGAAAACGCACCTGCACATATACCAGTACAAGTTAAAGAGGAGATAGTAGATGGCAAAGAATGAAAACGATCCAATTAATCCATTTGATGGTCCAGGAATAAAAGTTGGATCAGAAGAGTTTAAGAAGATGGTGTTAGATGTAATGATAAATAAACATAACAATCCTGACGAAGACTTTGATCTAACAAAGTGACGTATAAACCTTTACCAGATTATTTAACAATACAACCTAGCAAAATAAATGGTTTAGGTTTGTTTACATTAGTTGACATAAGTAAAGGTGTAAACTTAGGCATGTCTCATATCATAGACTCGCCAACATTAGATACTATACGCACACCGCTTGGTGGATTTATTAACCATAGTGACAAACCTAATTTAAAAAAAGTTTTAGATCATAGAAAATATTTTATATACACAATCGTTGACATATCAATGGGTAGTGAATTAACATTAAAATACGAATGGTACGAAGTGGAAGGAGAAGACTATGAGTATGCGAGATGACATACTACAAATATTATCTGATAACGAATGGCATTGTGCAGGAGAACTGTATGAGCTAGGCGTATCAGCACGTAATCGTATATCAGAAATACGACAAGACTTAGGTGAAGATTACATACTAGGTGGCGAAGGTACACCATGTAAGATACCTGGACATTTTCACAAAGCAAAGAATTTGTGTATGTACAAACTAAACGATCAAGAAAAAAAACAAGAGTTATTGAATAGACTTGACAACCAAATTCAGCTACAGTTGTAGTATGAAGGAAGTATTACAGAGTCGCGGCGCTAAAAATGTATGGGCAATGATGGACGAATGTAATGGTTTTCTTGAAGCAATAACATACTGTATAGAAGAAGACATGTCAGAAAAGATAGATTTTTTTCCATACGATAGTGCAAGTGAATCTAATCTTGTTAAGTTAGTGCTGCAAGTAGATCCATCTTTTCCTACTAATCCTGGTCCACACTACGGTGGGGTTAGAGTCGGTATCGTTACTGGCAAAGGTGTTGGTGAACTTGAAGTCGTACATGATATGTATGATTATTTTAGTTACAACCTTGTATCACGTGGCACACAAATAGATTACGGTAGGTTGCCACGTGTTGATATGATCGATTACATAAAATCTATAGCCAAGATTCTTAATACATCTAAAGCATTGAAGGGAAGAAAATTATTTAAGAAAAGGAAATAATGTCAAAGCAAAAACAACAGGGTACAAAGCTAGAAACATTTGTAGCAAAGATGTTAAATGGATCTAGGATTGCGGAAGGTGGTGTCAATGACAAGGGAGATGTGTTATTTAATTGGAACGGTCAAGACTTTTATGTTGAGTGTAAGGCAAGACAATCGTTAAATGTTACACGTGAGTTAGCTAAATCTATAAAGAAGTCGAAGTCGCAATTTACTGCACTTGTATGGAAGAGACTTGTAAAAACAGACAAGAGTCGTAGGCAACCAGATGGAGTACCGATCATAGTATGTTTGACATTAGATACTTTTATAGAGATTGTAGAATCAAAAATAGGAAATGAATTTTATGAAGATCCGTTTTGGAAAAAATTGCCGTGAGTCGTACTAATAATATAGATAAAGTAGCAAGACAAACTGCGATCAACTTGCAGCAACTGATGGCAAAAGTAGATTTTAAGTACAACAGACACCAACCATGTATAGTATGCCATGAGAAATTTGATCATCACATTGATCGATTACCATGCGAAGCAGACAACAACAGAAAACAAATAGTGCGGCGCAACCGTTGGAGTAAAGACTTGACTTAAATTATATCTTCGATTAGTTTATATATTAGGAAGGAGAGTTATGAACGATACAAAAATCGAACATGATATAAAAATAAAGGTACAAGTTGAAGTTACCTTAGAAGATTTAAAACTTCTTAAAAACATGACAACAATAGGCGTACCAAACAAGTATGCAGCGTCAACAAATCCAACACAAAGATTACATTTTGTTATACAAAATGGACAGTGGTGGGCATGGAGTACGGACTCGTACATACTGGCACTCACTAAATTCCATACGAATGTAAATTACAAAGTAAGGACTGATGACAGCGTCAACAGAATAAATGCAGTATGTGATAATTTAGTAGCAAGTGTAAGTGTTACAGATTTTGCACAAGATGTTACAGATATAAATAAGTATTACAAGAAGGAGGATATTAACGGTAATGCTTATTTAGAATTTGATGGTTATGCTAAAAAACTACCGCCAAAAACAAAACATTTTGACGATATGGAAATTATTGTTGGCGGCACAAACGATATTACAATTGATTTTGTAAACATAAAAATAGAGAATGCGCCTACATACTCCGTACTAAATCGTGGTGATGTAGTTAAAAGTGCGCGTGATATGTTTTTAGAGTTTAGCAAGGACGTGCCTGGAGCATTAGAACCAGACAAACGTAGACCAATTACACACATACAATACTCGCCAACTCATCTTAAAAAGGTTATGAATTTTTTAACCTTCAACAGAGATGATCACTTTACGTACATGTATAACTATGACGGTGTATTTGCTGACGCAGTTTTATTTGAGAAAACATGTAGCGGCACTGACACTGCAACAGAGAAATTTGCATGGATCATGCCGCAACGTAGTGAGCATGACATACAGGAGGAGGAATAATGTTGATGGACAAAATACATTTATTTTTCTACAAAAAAATGATGACCAAAATAAAACAGTTAGAAAAAGAAAATGATTACTTAAGGAGAGTAAATGAGATTTTATGGTCTTATATTCCTGAATCAGATTACGAGCTTAATGAAAAAATTTCAAAAGAAATAAATGAAGTGGAGGCAAAATAATGATTTATATTTTAAAAGCCATAGAAGGTAACACAGTTAGTTATATAAAGTATAAAACATTACAAGAAGCAGAACAGCAGCTTGTCATGTGGCAGAAGGAAGACATGGGAACGGCAGACGACACGATCCATACATTTGCTTCATGGCAAGGCGCGTTTTCTTTTATGTTTACAGAAGCCAATAGATTAGGCAGCACGGATAACGAAATATGACAGACGTAATAAACAAAGGTGCAATATTTAACTGTCCATATTGTTTAAAAATGTTAGAAGTAGAACATTTCCATTGGACTGCATTGGAATGTTTATATTGCAAACTTACTATTGATATGGAAGAATATATTAATAGTGATGAGGGCGCCTGGTTAAAGGAGGAAATATAATGGAGTATCACTTTAATGTACTAACCCATTTTATCTTCGGTACTTCTGGCGTAATGCTTGGATATTATTTTGCTAATGAAATGTGGAGAAATAAAAGAATGTGGGAATGGAAGAGCGTACAACAACAGATAAGACTCCAGGAAGCAGAGATAAACAGATTAGAGTCGATAAACGATACTTTAGTCGTGCAATTAAAGGAGCTACGCATGAGTAATTAATTAGTGATCATAATTTTTTATATTTTTTTATGATCACATACAACAAAGAGAGCAGCGCTTCCGCCCTTGCGCTGCTTTCTTTTTTTTATATTGAATTATTTTTTTATATTGTTAAAATTATTATTGGAAGGAGATAATTATGACATGGGAATATCCCCAGAGATTAGACAAACACTGTACAAATAAATATTCTGTTTACAGGAACAGAGTCAACGGCGCTTTAATACTTAGAAGCGCAGAAGATTATGCAACCTCTCAGGTATATATTGGTTACAGTATACGAGAAGCTAAACGAATGTTTAGAAACTATTTGAAGGAGATGAAAATATGAAACTACAAACAAAAGACTACCTAGAAATCTGTCCAGGTTGTCTTGCTTGTTACAATCAAGGGCGCCTTACTTTTTATTGGTTTAGGTTAAATAAAGAAACAACACTAAAACAAATTGAAGCAGCGCTTGATATTGAAGAGATACACAAGAGAGCAAAGACACCGTACGCATGCGGCGGTGATGAAGTACACATACAAGATAATGATTTCAACGGCGGCGAGTATATGACCGCTAAAGAAATTTATGGGTATGTAAAGCTGCTGCGCCTGGTACCTTCATTTGATTATGTAAGAGCATTTAAAGAAATCTATTTGATGAATGATGAATTTGAATGGTTCGAAGCTAGCGATATGTTTAAAAGATTCGCTGAAGATGTCATGACGTTTGACAGCGACAGAGAATTTAATACGCACCTGGAAGACATATTCACAGAGACACACGGCATTAATGATGACCAAAACCCATTATTAAATCCATTAATAAATTATATACAATGGGACGCAGTAGTTAGAGATATGAAAATGGACTGGGAAGAAGTAGAAATTAGCGGCACAACATACGCATGGAGGAAATTATGAAAAGAAACGAAGTATATAATTTGTTGTTAAATTTTGCTGAAGGAGTCGAAGCAGACACAACAGCAGCAAAGCAGGTTATGGGAGTCGGTCGAGCTATACGCATATTAGATAACAATATCCGTGAGGTGATCACTCCGCAGCAGAAAACAAAGTACGACAAACTGATCACAAAAATAAATGAGCAGTATGAAGGAGTCTAAAATGGAGCCAAAAGTGTATACAATGTTTGTATCATTTACAGCTATGAATATAAAACAAGCAGTAGAATATGTACAAAATTTAGATAATAAAGATATATTAAGCTGTATTGAGGTTGATGAATGATGAATAAGAAATGGAGATTTATGTTAAAAAAATACGAAGAGCCAAAAGTATATGGTCTCGGTTATGTCAAGATGTTACAAAAGGAAGTAATAAAAGATATAGCCAAATTATTTAATGACAAATGGGAAGACATGGAGCTAGGCAGCAGTCAAGCGGATTTGGTTGAATCAAAAGTTATTAAATCAATTAATGACAGCTTCGAAGAATTACGTTAGAATTAATTTAAGGAAGGAGAGAATCATGCCTAGCGTTAACGTAGATAGCGAAACATATTTCCAGATATGTTTTATTACTGCTAAATCTTTAATGACTGATGAGCAAAAAGCAGAGCTTGACATCATTATTGATAAAAGATTAGATGATCATTTCAAGAATGCAAAGTGAGATATTCACAGCGCATAGTTATTGCTTGATTTGTAGAAATACATTCGAATATCAAACAGTAGCAAATCATTTTGAAATGTTCTGTTCGCCTGAATGTAACGAAGCGTATCATTCACCAGTGCAAGCGTAATATAATATACGTACGAGAGAGAGCGCCGCAGCAATGCGGCGTTTTCTTATGCCGTCTGGTCTCTTCTGGTTTATGGATCACCTGGACTGATCAGCGCCAGGCGTTTATGATCACAAAATGGATCTCCAAATAAATCTACGTGATCATCTCTTTTTTAAAAAATAGTACGGTATTTGTTAGGCGAACGCATGAGCCACACGTACACACACAACCGACTACAAACGGCAGCACCGCGCAGCATAACCAGGTATACAATATACACATAGTTACATAACCCCCATACCTTAATCTGGCGGCGCAGAAAATATGTATGAATACGTCAATATTTATATGGCAATTTGTGGAGGTGGTAGGAGTCGAACCTACGTTGGTTAGATGAGTATTTGGATAAGCATGTAACCCTTACCAGATCACCCCCATGTCTACAGTATACTATATATAGTGTAGACTGTAACCATACTATATGTAGTTGTGCTATATATTGTATTGTATGGTGCAGAGTCTAGTAATGGACGTATCGATCCCTGTGTCACTCCCAACCCAAACCAGTTTATTAAGTGTAGTAACGACGAATGCTCTCTCTCTAATAAATAAAATGTGAGGAAGATCCCTCGACGGACGACTAAGGCGGTCCTGCTAATCCAACCTATCGATTACGAATCATTATCTTGTAGTGTTTGTATAGGCAGGAACACCACAATGCTTATCCTTGATATGGTACACTATAGCAGAGAGATATGTCAAATAACGAAAAAATCACTATCTGCACTGCAGACAATTGTTTAGTCCCATTACCAGAAGGTCGTAAGAAGTATTGTAGTGATAGATGTTCTAAAAGAACAAGACAACGTGCCTGGCGTGCAAGTAAACCAACAACAGATCTACAAGTAGAAAAGACTGTAGATGAGAATGTACAGAAGCGTAGAGGAGACTACTACGCCATTATGAAGAAAAAAAATTTTTTTGACGACATTTTACAAGGTAATAAAACAAAAAAAGAAGTAGCAAACATACTAAGCTGCAGTCCGTCTACAGTGTCAAGAGCTGTTGCAGCATACTTAGAAGACGTAGAGAAGGAAGCAGCGATCGAACGACGTGGGGACCCATTCGAGCTGCAGGCAGATGTAGACTCTTTTGTAGAGTTTCGTGATGAATATTTCTTGACAGAGCAAGGTAAAAATTATGAAACACCTGACTTTCAAAAGAAGTGGATTGGTGCTATCTTAGATAGTATACAACACGGTAAACGTTTAATGGTTCTGTCACCACCTAGACATGGTAAAACAGATCTACTAACACACTTTTGCGTATACATGATTTGTAAAAATCCAAACATACGTATCATGTGGTGCGGTGGTAACGAAGATATTGCACGTAACTCCGTAGGTGCTGTACTAGATCACTTGGAGAACAATGAAGGACTTATACAAGATTACGGAGACTGGGACGGATTTAGACCTTCTAATCGCGGCGGAAAAAGTTGGTCGTCCAGTCAATTTACTGTTGCAACTAGAACAGTCTCTGGTATTAAGTCGCCAACTCTTGTCGCAATTGGAAAAGGAGGTAAGATCCTTTCCAGAGACGCAGACCTTATTATTGCAGACGACATCGAAGATCATGGCTCAACTGTGCAACCAAGTGCTAGAGAAAACACAAGAAACTGGTGGACAACAACTTTACAGAGTAGAAAAGAAGAACATACAGGAATGGTCGTTATCGGATCAAGACAACACCCAGACGATTTATACCATCATCTCTTAGAAAACAAAGCATGGGAAACTATTGTAGATCGTGCGCATGATTTAGAAGTACCACTAGAAGATGAGTCTATAGATCATAGTAAACACATGTTGTGGGCTAGTAAACGTACACATAAATGGTTAATGGAACAGTTAGCTGCTGCAGAGACTACAGGTGGTAGAAATATTTTTGAAATGGTTTATTTAAACAAAGCTATACCAGAAGGTATGGAATTGTTTACAGCAGAGATGATAGATCAGTGTTTAGACAAGTCAAGAAAATTAGGAGACATACCACCAGGTACAAGTCTTATTGCAGGATTAGATCCTGCTAGTACAGGTTATCAAGCAGCAGTGTTATGGGCATATAATGTAAAAACACAACAAGTATGGCTTGTAGATATGAAAAACGATCAAGGCGGTGGTATACAAAAAGCACATAATCTAATGAAGGAATGGTATGACAAATACTGGTTATCACATTGGATTATAGAAGAAAACGGATTCCAACGCGCTATAGGACAAGATAGAGATATAAAACTATGGGCAGCTAATCATGGTGTACGTATAGAAGGACACCAGACATACAAAAACAAATGGGATCCTACATTCGGTGTAACAAGTATGGTAGGCATGTATGAACAAGAAAAAATAAATATACCGTATGCAGACGCAAAAACACAAAGACTTGTAAATATATTTAGACAACAGTTAATTTATTTTTCACAAGCAGGTGCAAGTAATTCACGTAATGTAAAAACAAAAACTGACTTAGTTATGGCTAGTTGGTTCCCTATGAAACGTATACGCACCAATGTAAAAATGATGTTAGCAGAAGCAGAGAGCGACTATACTCCTTCTTATAGTTATTACAAACAAAGCGAATACAACGAGGTTTTTTGGTAATGGTGTATACCCCAGATGAATTATTAATTAAGACTGACGACTTAAAAGGCATGCACGAACATAGCGGACATTATGAGTACCGCGATAGAGTGCGTTCTATTATGAATGGTGGCAGCAACGGTATTGCTGCATTGTTAGGTGAGAGTGCAAAAAATTATGACATTGACTTACCTATACCAAATCTTATAAACTCTGGTCTTGAACACTTAGCACAAAAATTAGGGCGTATGCCAGACATAAAGGTAGACGCTTATGCAGAGAGTGATCGTGCAAAAGCAAAAGCAGAAAAACTAGAACGTATTGTATCTAACTTAGACAGTAGTTCTAAGATGGACATGCAGTTGCCACAAGCAGCTAGATGGCTACCTGGTTATGGTTTTTGTGTTTGGATTGTTAGACAGAAAATGTCACCTGACGGTATTATGTATCCACACGCAGAACTACGTGATCCTTATGATTGTTATCCAGGATATTATGGACCAGACCAAGATCCAAAAGAATTAGCACTAATACGACTTGTACCTAATGCTGTAATTAAAAGCATGTATCCACAAGCAAAAGTTATGGTTGATGAGTCAAGTCAATTCCCATCAGGTTATAGTAAATTTAAATATCATGATGGTTTCCAAAGAGGTTGGGATAATCACACAGCAGACGGTACAGAACTTGTTGAGTATTATGACGAAGAAGGTACTTATGTATTCTTACCAGATACAAAACAAATTTTAGACTTCACACCTAATCCTTTAAAATCTGGACCTAGATTTGTAATATCTAAAAGATTTAGTTTTGACAGATTGTCAGGACAATATGATCATGTATTAGGTTTGATGGCAGCTATGGCAAAGATTAACGTCTTATCCATAATTGCTATGGAAGACAGCGTATTCACAGAAACGAATATTATTGGTGAATTAGAGAGTGGGAACTACAAGCGCGGTAGATTTGCAGTCAACTATTTAACACCAGGTTCACAAGTCGCTAAACCACCAAATAATGTTCCTTATCAGTTGTTTCAACAGATAGACAGGATAGAGAGACAACTACGTGTTGGTTCTAGTTATCCAGTAAGTGATGACGCTATATCTCCTAACAGTTTTGTTACTGGTAGGGGATTGCAAGAGTTACTATCGTCCGTAGATCTAAACGTAAAAGAATATCAATTATCACTTAAAAATGCAATAGAAGAATTAGATTATAAACGTTTAGAAATGGACGAAGTGCTTAACGGTAATAAGAAAAAACCATTAGCAGGATATTTACAAGGCACTGCATTTGCAGAACAATATACACCTAGCACAGACATACAAGGTATGTACAAGACTAGACGTGTCTATGGAGTCATGGCAGGATTTGATGAACCTACAAAAATTGTATCTGGTTTACAATTATTGCAAGCAGGAATAATTGACAAAGAAACATTACAAGAAAACATGGACGGACTAGACAATGTACAAAAGATAAACGATAGAATATTAAAAGACGAGGCAGAACGTACATTATTTGAAACATTAAAAGTACAAGCTAGTCAAGGCGATCCAAAAGCAACAATGGCATTAGTACAGATTTATAAAAATCCAAACTCTATGCAATCTATATTAGATAAATTTTATACAGCAGAAGATCCAGAAGTACCAGAAGGAGAAGCAGCATTATTAGATCAATTAGGTGGACAACAGATACCGCAAGGTCCTGCACCTGATATACGATCATTATTATTAGGAGGTGTGCAAGGTGGCTAATCCATTTGATTATGAATTTACAAATTATAAGTTTGCTGATATTGTCAACAACTGCTTAGTTGATGTATGGCAAAAAACAGAGGAAACTATTGCAGATCATGAAGATGATATATACGCAGATGAACCAGTTATTACAGACATGCCAACAGGTATGATTGTGCAATATATACCAAACGGTTTACTTATATGGTTTGGAAGACAGGAGGACATAGATGGCGAATGGCAGTAGTAGACAACGTGGTAGAAGAGGTGGAGTTAAAAGACCTGCTGCAGTAAGTGGTCCAGGTAGATTATCTAGAAGAACAGATGGTGCCGCACCAACAATAGAAGATGTACGAGGTATGGTCAATGAGTCAGCAGGTGAAGAATCTGCACTTGTAGATCAAGTAAGACAAGGCAACATAGAACAACCACAAACAACATTTGCTGCACAACCACAACAACCACCACAACAAATAGGTGGTGTAGCACCTGGTATAGCAGATGTATTTGCACCAGGAGAAGATGATTTAAATGCCTATACTCGTCCACCAATGGAAGATCAATTTTTAGAACCAGATGACGTTATGCTAATACGTGCAATGGCAGAAGTTAATCCTACTGCAGAACTTTTAGGTTTACTAAAATTTGCTTCTGATAGGCAGATAGGTAGAACGCAGCGTAATATATAATGCCAGAATTTCATAGAGATAATCCTGCGCAGGAACAAGAATTTTACAAAGAACTACAACGTAGAGAAGCAACCTATAAACGTGCTAAACAATCTATAAGTAAAGAAGACGCTATGCGTGCAAGTTCTATAGCAAAAGCATATCCAAACTTTTCACCAGATGTTATTACTGCACTTACTACATTACAAGTAAAACCAGAAGCTACAGTTTTACAAGATATTTCTAAAATGATTGCACAATCTAATAGTAAAACTATTTTAGATAGAGTGTTTGATCCTATACAAGCAGGTGTACGTTTAGGATTTTTAGGATTAGAAGACTTATATAGAACAACTGTAGATAGACCTATTAACTCTTTTATTGCTGCTACATTTGGAGACAAAGCAGAAAATTTAACATTTAGAGAAGCATACAAGCAATCTGGTAAGTCAACTGTAAAACAATTGTTACGACAATTAGATAAAGGACAAAAGGTAAATTTAGGAGAAGGATTTTTACCACAATCAGAAGTTTTTGATCCAGAAAATCCACAATCAAAATTTTATGACGAATATCAATACATGATTCGTTCTGGTTTTGACAGTGGTAGAGCGCAACAAATTATACAAAATTATCTAGGTACACCTATAACTGACATAGATAGAAAAATGCAAGAAGGTAATGAAAACTTTACAATTACAAGTCAATACGGTACTGCACCTATATCTTTAGGTAGATCAATAGCTTTACAAGTTGCAGAACCAAACACAAGACCATTTAATGTTATATCTGGTGTATTAGACGCAGGTAAAGCATTATTCTTAGATCCTGCAAATTACATGGCATTAGGTTTAGGTGCGTTTTCTAAAAAAAGAAAATTACTTAAAATACCTGATTATTTAGAAAAACAATTAGATGACATAGAATTAGATAAATTAACAAAAGCACAAAAAGAATACATTGGTGCTGTTAATAGAGGTTGGGGTTTACCTTTTATATCTGGTAGATCAGTATCTAATTACTTAGCAAAAGATCCTGGTGGTAACAAACTTATAGATTACTTTAGTGAATTAGATAGTCCTAATAAATTTATAGAACTTACAGGTATTACAGATAGAGAAGCTATTGCTAGTTTTTTAGACATCTCACAAGATTTAACAAAGTCAAGTGCAGAAAAAAAAGAACTTATGTCAAAACTAATAACAGAATTTTTAGAGGATCCTTTTGGTCCTTTTGGCACAGGACAAGCACCAACTGTAGGTGCTATAGGTAGATTCTTAGGTGGTGCTACAGAAGAATTATTAGGTGGTGTACCAAAAGGTACAGGTAAATTATTTGGTGCAAAAAAAGTTATAAAAACAAAACTCATGGATAGTCCAAACAGATCAGCAAGAATTTTATCTACATACGCAGGAGAGTTTCCATATAGGTATGTTGACAGTAATCAACTAGATGACGCAGTAACAAACATAAAAGGTTGGTTAGATCAAACTACTGTAGATCCAATAGCTAAAGATCAGATTTTAAACAGAGCTGTACGATTAGAAGATGGTGATCAAACAGGATTATTTAATGTTGTAAAAGATATGGTTACTTTTGCTACAGATGATTTAGTAGAAAAATATGGCGTTAACAAAGAAGACGCATTTACATTTAGTAGAATATTTGAAGATTATTTACCAGAGCTACGTGCATATTTTATTGACGCAGTTACAGGTAACAATGTTGCAAATCCAGGTGCTAAATTAAGTCAAACAATTGTAGACAATAAAGCGTTTGTTAATCCAGATCCACACTTACTTACAGAGTTTATAAACAGGACTATACCTTTACCTGATCCTGGACAATTAGCAAAAGCTATGAACTCTATGTCATTAATAAGAGCTAAAGCGTCAGAAGCAGGTATTGACATGTTTAGTAAGTTACCTGCAAATATTAGACAAGGTACTTTATCTAAAATTATAGATAGTTATTATTCAGATTTTTGGAAACCATTTGTATTGTTACGTGGTGCCTGGTTACTACGTGTTGTAGGAGAAGAGCAGCTACGTATGTATACAAAAGGTTATGACAATATTTTTTCACGACCATTGTCAGTATTGTCTTTAGGTTTACTAAAAAAACCTAGTACATCAGAAGCTGCAAGATGGACAAGTAAAAATGTTAAATTTACAGATTTACTAGGTAACCCATTAGATGACGCATTGGAATGGCAACAAGCTAGTTCACGTAGATATGGTTCTGCTAATTTTGATCATTTGTTTGGCGGTGCATACAAAGCAGGTAGAAGAAGAAAAAAACCAGGTGTACACCCAATGGACGTTGTGAGTAAAGAAGACGCTTTACGTAATATAGAAACACAACCAAACCTTATGAAAAAATATTTTGATGACGGTATTGTACGTGAGATAGCACATTTACATTATGACAGATTATTTAACTTTTTATATAGAGGTGCTAATACAAAAAAACAAAGAGACTCAAGATTAAAAGAATTTGTAGAAGGATCTAGTAGTCGTGCGCAAGAAATTATAGAAGCATATAGTAAAGGTGGACCAGAATATAGAGCAAGAATGAATACAGCAGGTGGTAGATATGCTTACGCAGAATCTATTACAGCTAGAGTAAACCAATTAGCAGGTGGTTCTTTTGATCAAAATTTAGATGTTTTAGAAGATTTAGGCAAAAGAATAAACATAGATGATTTAGATTTTGCTAATACACCATTTCCATTGTCAGTAGAAAAAGTAGCAAACAATAACATATTAGAAATGTTATTAAGAAATAGATTAAACAGAATAGACGGTACAAAATATATTGATGAAACATTAGATGATTTTTTTGACAGCATTAAAGATGGTGATCAAACATTATATAAAAAAGTTAAAAAAACATTATTGTCTGATGACTATATAGAAGATTTACCAAACATAGTTGCAGTAGGAAAAACAGATTATATAGATAATGCAGGTAAATTAGAGTTTTATACAAACAAAGCATTTGACGCATTAATGGGACAAAGAACAGATAATGCTTCACGATCACCTGTATTTAGACAAGCATACTGGAGAACTATATATGACATGCTTCCATATATGTCAGGCAAGATGAGACAAACTATGTTAGAAGGTGGATCATACACAGTAGATGGTAAAGAATTTAATGTAGTAGGTGCATTAAATGCAAACTTACCAGGAGAAAATATGTTAGCAAGTTTCAAAGCAGACATAGGTTTACCTGCAAGTAAATTACGTAAAACAGACACAGATATAAATATTGACATGTTTCAACGTAAAGTAAAAGAATTAAATGACAGAGATACAAAATTAGATTTAGGTTTTGAAGATCTTGATGAAGAGTTTGAGAATGCATCTACTTTGCTTAACAATAAACGATCAAAATTACAAAAACAGATAGATGATAAACAAGAAGAGCTTTACAAATTAGAGAGAGATATTTTTGGTACATACGGATCAGGAGTAACTTATGAAGATGACATAGTGCCACAAAATATAAAACAACGTGTTGATGATATAGAAGAACGAATATTTGAATTAGAGAGTGAAATAGACGATGTACAAGATGTATTTAATAACGTCTTAGCAGAAAAAGCAGAACTACTAGGATTTACAGATAAATCTGGTGACGTTGATTTAATTGATAGAATAGCAAAAGCTAGAGCTTTGACAGAAGTGCAAGAGCTATTGTATGACTTAACTAAACGTAAAAAACTTGCATATAACTTACGTGGTATATTTCCATTCGGCGAAGCATACATAGAAATTATGACTACATGGGCAAGGTTGTTAAAAGAAAATCCAGAAATATTACGTAGAGGACAAGTAACTGTTAATGCTGCACGTGCAAATAATCCATTTAGTCCTGTAGAAGGAGAAGGATTTTTAGGAGAAGATGAAGTTACTGGTGAAGAAGTATTTTATTATCCTATGATTGATGACTTTGTATCTGATAGATTATTTGGCGAAGATAGAAATGTTGGTGTCAGATTACCTGGATACGCAGGATCATTAAACCTAGCGTTAGAAATTGTGCCTGGTATAGGTCCTGCAGTAGCTATACCTGCAAGTTTTTTTGTAAATGCTAGTCCAACATTTGATGAAGCTAAAAAAGTTTTATTCCCATACGGATTACCAGATGTTAGATCTGCAGGAGATTTGATTGCTGCAGCAGGTGTACCTGCATGGTTACGTAATACATACCAGGCATTGTACGCATACAACGAAGATGTAGGTCAAAATGAGATAACACGTATTGCAAGTAACACAACTATTGACGTATACAGAATACTAAAAGCTGATGGTAGAGATGATAGGACTGCAGACATGCAAGATGAGTTAATGAAGGAAGCAAGACAAATTGCAAAAGGATTGACTCTTATAAAAGCTATATCACAATTTGTTGGTCCTACAGGTCTTAATCCACGTTTTGATATAGGTAACGAAAAAAATGCAGGTCATATCTACAGTATGCAAATATTGTCTGACAGGTATAGAGAGTTATTAGAAACACCACCTAAAGATCCAATAACTGGTAGATTTCTATACGCACCTGGAGATAATTATTCTGCTACAAAATTTTTTATAGATGAGTTTGGTTTTAATCCTATTGACATTGCAACACCAAAAACAGTTGTTATAGAGCCAAGACCAGTAGATGAACGTGGTGTTAAGTTCCAAAGAGAAAATCCAGAATTATTTAAACAATATAGTTTTACAGCACAATATGCAATACCACAAGGCGGCGGCGGTCCATTCGATTATGAAGCATACGTAAGAACTATTGCTAACGAACAAAGAGAACCACTAAAACCAGAAGAATGGTTAGCAAAACGTAACCAGAGATTAGGTCAATTTTATATGGAAGAAAAACGTATATCTACATTACAAACATACGATATAACTGATCCATATCAAAACCTTATGCGTAATAGAGAATTAGCATTTAACAGAGATCTTGCTAGACAAAAATTTCCTGGATTTGATTCTACTGTACCTGGTTTACCACAAACATCAACGTTAGAAATGCAATACGAAGAACTTAAAACATGGAAAAATAGTGACAAGTTATCGTCTACACCAGTAGGTAAAGATTTACTTGTAGTATTTGGATTGATAAATACATTAGAAAAACGATCATTAAAAGCAGGTTTGTCTAAAAATGGTTGGCGTACATCACGTACTTTATTACGTGAGAGACAACAGCTACGTGATTTAATAGGTACATTAATAAATAAAAATCCAGATTTCCAAGTTGTTGCTGAACGTGTATTGTTACCGTTGTTCCAAGAACGTACAGATTTCTTAGAAGATCTGCAATATGACTATGATACACTTAAAGAATACGGTGTATACTTACCACAGTTACCTGATACAGAGGATATTTAATGGATAAAGATTTTAAATTAAGTTTTGTAAACAACATTATACAAGTAAGAAATTTTGCATTAGACGATGACATAACAGAAATATTATTAGATTTAGTAGACGAAGATATACCTGATCAGGTTTTTATAGCAAAAGTCTACACAGAATTAAATGTGTATGACACTGTAGGTGCAAATATGTCTAACGATCTTATAGATTTTAATATGCCTTATGGTATGACAGAGAGAAGAAGAACCACTAGAACACCATTAAATACTTTTAATGTAGCACTTAATGCAACTACACAAAGTCTTTATGGATTAAATGACTGGAAAATTGGACAAACAGAAGATGATCAAAAAAGAAATGTAGATATTTATAGAGGTCTTGATATAGCTGCAGGTATACAAGGACCAGAAGGACCTGATAATGCTAGATTATATTATCAATATTTAAATGCTAAGTTAGATCAAATAGTAACTGATACAGGTTTATTAGGCGTAATTGTAAGACCACCACAAGGTAACGGAGGTACAATTTATGTTACAGAAGATCTTGATGAGTATTTTAGAAACAATGCACCTGTAGATATATCACAAGGTTTTTATCCAATAGAAGGCAAAAGCTATAGAAAATATCCTGGTTTTGCTAGACCAACTATATTAACAAGACCTGCTATGCAACTTGACGAAGATACAAATACATGGAATCAAGTACCAGGTGAGTATATTGAATCTGTAGAATCATTTAGTCAAGAAGGTAGATTTAACACAGAGTTAGATATAGGTGATACTTTTAACGTAGCAGTAGGTACAAAGACTTCAGATGGTGCTTCTGTAGGAGAAGTACAATCATTAAGTAGAGATGAATTGTTGTTGTTAGAAGAAGAAGTTGCAGACGATCCTACAAAAGAAATAATATACACTGGTGGTACAAAAGATGAAGCACAAGCAGCATTAGATGGTTGGGTAGATTACAATACTAATTTAGCAACAGCACCAGAGTATGACATATTTGGTGGTATAACACCAGACTATGCAATATACAAACAACCAGATTTAGCAGACGCATTTAGAGATGGAGAACCTACAGCGTCACAAATGAAGGACGCGTTACTACCAGAACAGATATATGCAGGTAGTATTCCAGAAGAACAATTTTATGGTGGTACAGATCACATATCTGGACAAGGACCAGGACTTAACAATACACAAAAAATATCATGGATTTCTTTAGCACCACAGGAAATAAAAGCAATACAAACAGATCTTATGCAAGCAGGTTATCTAGGTGTAGAAGAGTTTTTTTTAGAGCAAGGTGCGTGGCAAGATAACACTGCAGGTGCTATGTATTCTGCAATGGTTGACGCTAACTTAAACATGATAGATGTGTACTCACAACTTACAGCAGAAAAAGAACGATATTTTAAGAAACCACCATTGACACCTAAAGTGTATCAAACACCATCACCAGGTTTTGTAAAGGATCAAATTGACGCTGCACTCAAATCTGCAGGTGTTACACGTAAATTAACAGACGCAGAGCTTATAGCATTTTCAGAGTTTTATATACAAGCAGACAAAGATTATGACACAGCAAATGCAGAGTATCAAAAGAATTTAGATTTAGCTAATAGATTATTTCCTGGTTCACCAACAGAAATATCTATACCATCTACTGCTAGTGAAGAATTAGCAGCATACGCTGAACGTCAGTTTGAACCACAGTTACAAGCACAACAGAAGGGTATACAAGAACGTAACGATATGAGTTATTTGTTTAGTTCTATAGATCAATTTGACCGTATGATCGGAGGATAGTTTGTCATTAGAAGATGATGTTATAGAAGTAAACAATGACTTTGTATACAATAAATTTAAAGATAAAGTACAAACTGCAGACAATGTAATTTTTAAAGAAGCAGCAGATGGCACAATTGAGCTGCTTGTCATTAAGCGTAAACGTGGTCCACATAGAGATTTGTTTGCATTACCAGGTGGCATATTAGATGTAGAACTTACAAAAGAACAAATGATACAAGGTGTTGTAGATCCAGGCGCACCTAATTTTAGATCAACTGAAGTACATGATTTCTTAATGCCATTTGATTCTAATGTAGTTTTAGACATTACAGATAACTACAGAGCAAACGAAGTATTTGGTGCAGAAGCACTTAGAGAAGCATTAGAAGAAGTAGATTTAAAAAGAAAATTTATAAAAAATAGTTTTTATTTACCAATTAAATATGATCGTTTTGATTGGGACGCAAGAGCAGCAGGTGGTGTAGATGTTGGTGGTATAGGAATAATTATTAAAGATGTTACACAATCTGATCTTGTTGACGGACAACCAGTTACATCTGTTGAAGAATGGATACCAAAAGCAAAAGATGACGCAATTGCGTATGAATGGATAAAACTAGATGATGTTATATCAGGAGAAAAACAATTAGCATTTGGTCATGTAGAGTTTGTAAGAGACGCATTATCAATATCAATGAAAAAAGATTTGTTAAATAAATCAAATAAAATAACAATGTTAAAAGGTAATTCTGTGTATACATATTATGATATTGATTTATTAGATGAGCAAATATACAAAACATCACAACGTAATTCACAAATAATTGCAAAAGCAAACGTTGTACGTAAACAGAATAATCAACCATTGATACCAACAGAAAATATAGATTCTATTGTTGATCGTAAAAATAAAGCGTTTATAGATAGTATTAGAGGTTTAAGAAGCTATACAAGTAACAGTGCTAATCCAGTTAAATTTACTGCACAGATGCAAATGGAACCTGATTTTATTTTTAGCGAATTGTTTGGCGATATAACTGATCAAGCATTGTACGCTTTGGATTTAAATGATAGTGACTTTGTAGGTTTTAAAGATTTAGTAGAAGTTCTTGATGACGAAAATAATTTATATAGAGAAACAGGGCAAGCATTAGCTGCTGATTCTTTAGAACTTACACCATCAGGTAGAAGAAAAGTAAAGACTGAAATAAAAGATTTTTTATCTAAAAATTATAAAATGAAACTTAAATCAAAAATTAATCAAGGTATGTTAATTGGTGATTATATTGCAGCTATGGCAAACAATGCAGATCAAATTATAAAAAGCAAAGACTTTAATTTAATTTTAGATAATTTATTAGACAGTGGATTGAAAATAGAAATAACACCTGACGGTAGTGCAATATCTGTTTTAGATTGGGGTTATGGCGATTTAGCAGAATATGTAAAGTTAGATGATCGTAACACTGTTATTACAGAAATGGGTTTATCTACAGCAGTAGATGACAATATTAATTATGTTAAAAATAATTATGGAGATGATGTAGGCAATGCTTTAGAAAACATTAGAGCTAAAAATAATAGATTTTTTGCAAGAACATTTCCACCAGAAATATATATACCTTCTTGGGATTACTTTAAAGATAATGCTGTAGCTATGCCAGAAGCAATGTTAGAAACACAAAAGTTAAAATTAACAGGAGACAACAGACTGCAAGGTATGGTGTATCACGGATCACCTGGATTAAATATTAAAGGCAGAGCTGTCAATGAAATTATACAAAATCGTTTATTACCAATATCAACAACATCACCATCAGTAGTAAATCAGTATCAAAACAACATGAATGGTCTAATAAATAAAATATCAACTGAAAATAATCTTAACTTTTTAGACTCTAGAAAATTTAGAGGTCAACAAATGTTAGTTCTTAATTATATGTACACAACTTCTAATCCGTTTTTAGCTACATCTTATTCAATGGGAGGTTGGAACGATGGTTCAATAGAACTTTTGAATTCACAAGCACATGACGCTTTTCATACAATTTTAAATCATACTGATGTTTTAAAACCAGATGATATTGATACATTAAATTTAATTAAAGAAGATTTAAAAAGATTAGGTTTATCAATACAAGAACAAAATGGCAGTTTAAGAATTGTTGACGTTGACACAGGTATGAGACCACAATTGGCAGATCCTATGGTTATGCAAGTAAAATTCGATGTGCCATCAAATGCAATACTGCATGCCGACATGCCAATTACAAGGCAACTAAAAAATCCTAATGTAACTAAATTTTTACAAAATGTTTTAATTAATTTACAAGCAGATAATATGCTTGATGAAACAATAATTGACGACTTAATAAAAAATTTAATGGAAGTTATGGAAAGAGACGAAATAAATGCTGTTGGATATTTAGACGAAACAATGTCAAGTAACGTTATGGCACAATTGCAAGCAGCTATAGACGATCCAGATCGTGCAGGTGCAGCAACAAGAAAAACAATAAAAGATTACTATATAAGATCTTTAATAGATAAACAAGAAATATTTAAAAACAAAATAAATACTGTTGTGGGAGATGACGCAGGTTCATTAAGAACTTTAAATGAATTTTTACCACAATATTTATATGCAAAAGAAGCTATATCTCAACAAGGTTTAGATGACGCATTTGCGTATGTTAATTCTTTTGGTGATAATTTAATAAGACCAACTTATTTTGTTAATCAAAAAAATACAGCAGGACATGTATTATTTACTAAAAATTTAAATGATACATTTGCAAATGTAAAAAGAATTAATTTTGATGTTGCTTTAAATTTTGCAAATAATTTACCAATAGAATCTTTAGGTGGTAGCTATAGTGCTACACGTGACTTGTTATATTTACAAAGATTTATGGAAGTAGTACGACCAGACACAGAAGTGTTTATGGATTTTATAGAGTATCATAAAAATCATGTTGGTTATAAACAAATAATAAAAAACATGGTACAAAATAAAATTGAACCAACTGAAGATTTATTGTTTGACATGGCTAATTCAGCAAGAGGATATACAAGCATTCATGACGTTAAAGTTAAAAATAAATATGATATAGATTTATTAAAAGAAGTAAAAAATCGTACTGCAAATTTAAATACAGAAGTTGATGACATTGTATTTTCTTTAAACAAAAATGTTGACGGTGACAAAACACTTATAAATTTTTTAAACAGAATGAATGGTTTACCGCAAAAACATGTAGAGGCTGTACCAAGATCTGGAGAATTTATTGACAGATTGTTACTTAAATCTCTAGCGCAAAGCGGTATTGAAATTGTTGCAGGTACAGGAGGTAATCGTGCTGACGCATTAGCATATCATGATGTTTTTGGTATTGTTGATCCAGGCGATAAATTTGGAACTGGCATTCCAAGAGAAGCTAAATTTGAAATTAGTACTGTAGAACTAGATCCAGATAGAACAAGATTTTTAAATGATTTAATACTAGGTAACAGAAGTTTAGCAGACTTAGCTGATGATGAAATTAGAGCTATTGCAGAAATAATACCAATAGAAACAGTTATTAACAATGAAACATTGTCACAAACAACTAAAGATCGGTGGTCTAAACTTTACAAAGATTTAAATATATACGATGACAGGTTTAAAAAAGCACCAGAAAATATAGCACCAAGACCTCTTGATGGTGTGTTTTTACAAGAATTTGATGATTTAAGAAAAATGATGGCGCAACAATCTATCTTTGGTGATGTAGATGATTTAGAAATACAAAAGCATAAAACAAAAGTTCTGAAAACTTTAGAAGGACAAGTTGATCCAAAAGACTTCACAAGAATGGTAAAATCTACAGGATTAGCAAGTACATTAGCAAATGGTTTAGATATAATTGACTTTGCAGTTATATATCCTGTAGCAATGGATATTTTGCTTTCTAGATCTTATGGTATAGGACAGGAAACAGAAACAATAGGTGGTGCAGTTGGACATGTAGTAGGAGATATTTATGATCCGTCAGAGAGAGATACAATGTTTGAACAAGCGTTTGGATCACCTGCAGATCCTGACTCTATAGCAGGTACTTTTAGTAGAGCTATGAGTGGAATTGCAAGAAGATTTGGTCGTCTAGCTAATCCTGGTGGTATGTGGGACGATATGATTGCTGATATAAAGGAAGGTTCTATTAACGCATTACAATTGGTAACTGATGGAGCAGGTATGAACGATTGGATATACAATGTTAAACGTGACATGTATGTAACACAAAAATTAAAACAAGAAGGTTATGGTGATGGTAAAAAAGTACCATCAGGTCGTGTAAAAGAATTAGAAAACGAATATGAAACAGCAATACCAAATGATACTGATAGGTTTGGTTATACACTTGACAGGGACGAGGTTTCTTTTTCTGAATATTTTGGGAGTTATAGAGGATTTGATAAATGAAGTTTGACGCGCGTAGTTTCCCAGTTATAGAAGGTGGTGGTGATTCTTATCCAGAAATAAAGTATATGGATAATGGTATTGGTGTAGTAGATCCAAATAGAATTATGGAAGCAATGATTAACTTTAGAAAATCAGGTGCAAGAGATTTAAATAATAGATCTAAAGTAGCATTTTATGACGGATCTACAGACATGATGGAAGATTTACTTACAATATTTGGTGTTGAGAGTGCAAGTAATCGCACTAAAGATGGTGAGATTTTAAATATAAATAATGTTCCTTACAATGCACATGCAGAATTTAACGAACCAGGACGTGGTGAGAGTTATGGTCTTATGCAAATAGATGTAAGTGGTGACAATAAAACATACGTTATGATGGCTATGAATCCTAAGTATAGAGATATGTTAGCTAAAGAAAAAACAGTAAAAGCACGTAATGCCTTAGGTGCTAAATTGTTTGAAGAAAACAGAGAAGAAGCAGTAGCATTTTTAAAAGACATAAACAACATAGATAAACACATGTTAATTGCTTCTACAATATTTAACGATAATGGTCTTAATGGTTGGAAGGCATATAGTAATTACAACAGTGCAAACGTTGATCCTGGTTTTAAAGAATTATATGACAAGGTTGCCGAAGCAAATGAAAAGAGAGTATTTACAACATGGCAAGATGAAGTGACGATGGAGAATAAAAGAAACCAAGAAGATATGTTGCAATTATTATTAATGAGGGATCAAATGCCTGTTAATATTAAAGATAGAGCGCTGTATCTCATAAATACTTACATAAATTTGAAAAGAGAAGCACCAGATATGACGGAATATGCTGACAAAAAAATAGAAGAACTAAAACCATTTGCAGGTATATATGGCAGCTAATCTAATACCAGAACTACCAAGTGATACACAAGTATGGGAAGAAATAAATGAAGCAGGTCAAAGTATTTATTATCTTGTATACCAATTACCACAAGAAGCAGCGCAGTTATCACCTGGTTTAGAAAAATTTACATTTAGATATAGAGTAAATGACTTACAACAAATAACACAAGCAGCACAAGCAACAGTAGTTCCTGATGTTATTGTACGTAAAGATGGTGAAGTATACAATATAGAAGGTAACACAAGTATAGATGTTGATGATTATATAAATAGTTTTTATTTTGGAACACATGAACAACTATCTGCAATAAGAGGACAGGTAGAAGCAGGTGCAACAGGATATGAATACTTTATAGAATCATTAGAGACAGAAGCAAAGTATAAACCTTATATATTTAGTAAAGACGCACGTGGTAGATATGATTATCTAGCTGTTGTATTAGAAGCAGCTAAAGAAGGTAGAGTTGCAAGAGAAGCAGAGCTTGCACAAACAAACTGGTGGAAGACACATACATCTACAGAACGCCAGGAGATGTTATTTGCACATCAAGATCCTGCAACATTTAGTAAAAGAGGTATACAAACTAGAGAAGATATTATAAGTAAAATGATGGCAGCAGGACTTACTACATTAGATCCTGCAATCATAGACGCAATTACACAGAAGGCACAATACGGTACATTTACTGATACTGATATACAAAAGACAATACAGAAGTTAGCAAATCCATTAATAAGATATACTTTAGATCCAGAAGTAAAAGCTGCAGCAGAAGGCAAAACATTAGAAACAATAGAAATGACACGTGGTATAGAAGACGCAATCAATGCAATATTAGGACCTGGAGTTGCAGATAATTATAATTTAGATCAGTTACTTGCGGAATATCAAAGCAATCCTACAGCTTTTCAACAAGAATTTATACCTAAGTTACAGGATCAGTTTCAGACAAAATACGAACAATACAAAGGAACTAATGTTAGAGCTTACGAAGACATAGCACCAGATCTAAGAGCGGAGTGGCAATCTGTAACTGGTAGTATGCCTAATGAAACAACAGCACAATGGAAACAATTTATAGCTACTAACGATGTAGCAGAACGAAAAGATATAGCATTTGCGGCAGCAGCAGAATTAGGATCGCAAGTGTATAGAGATCAAATTAAAGCAGACATGGAGAGAGTATTTGGAAGAGCAGGCGCTAGATCAACTGGCGGAGGTAGGTTTGGATTATGAGCATATTAAATAGAATTTTGCAATTAGGACCTTTAATAGATGGTATACGTGGTTTACCACAAGCAACACCAAAGCCAGTATCACAACCTGCACCACAAGAAATTAGTGCAGACGTAGATCCTGCAGAACTTTTAGCTTCTGTTCAAGATGATCCTGGTGTTGTTGCTAATAGAGCAGCACAAGCAAGAGTAGCTGCATTAAACGTTCCACCACCAGGTGATAGTACACCACCACCAAGTGATCCTATAATCCCACCTGCAATAGATCCACCGACAGGTGGCGGCAACACAACATCTGACGAAACTGTTATAGAAAACGGAAGAATACTTGTATATAGAATTACAAGAGATTCTAGTGGCAACATAGTTAGTAGAGAATTTTTAAGAGATTTAGGACCACAGAGACCAGAAGGCACAGGCACACCTAGACCAGTTACAGCAGTACCTGGAGATCCAGTTGAACAGTTTAACGCAAGAGAGTTTGCACAAACTAATTATGGATTTTTAGGAGAAGAATTAATAGAAGTATTTTTGTCAGAATACAATAGTAATGGCGGTGATGTTGATGAATCATTACGTGCTATGAGAGGTACACAAATATATAAAGATAAATTTCCTGGAATATTTAGAGAAGATGGTACAACATTAAGGTTTTCTACAGAAACACCAGAGCTTGATTATATAAAAATGAAGGAAGATTATTTTAACGCATTAGAAGATTACAATCTAAATCCTACATATTTTGAAGATAAAGTTACACAATTATTTGAGAATGATGTAGATCCAAGAACATTTACAAATAGGTTAGAGACAGCATACGGATCTTTGTTTAATCAGTTTGACGCAGTTAAATCATACTATGTAGAAAATTATCCTGGTACTTTTCCTTCTACTGATGACATATCAGACGAAGCTATATTTGCTAGTTTTATATCAGAAGATATATCAGCAGATATTATTGCACAAAGAATATCAGTATCACAAATAGGTGGTGCATTTAGAGAAGAAGACTTTGCAGTTTCTGCAGCACAAGCACAAAGATTAGTAAGTGCAGGTTTATCTGGTACTGGTGCGCAACAAATAGCACAAAGAGCAGAAGCTAGATTACCTAGATTACAAAGGTTAGCAAGAAGATTTACAGGTAGAGATGACATATTTGGTTTGTCAGAGTTTATAGAATCAGAAGTTTTTGGTGAAGGAGTTGCTGCACAGGTACGTGAGAGACTAGAAGCAGAACAACAGACAGCATTCTCACGTGAGAGTGGTGCTGTACAAACAGATGTTGGTGTAACAGGATTGGTAGAACAATGATAAAATGGGTAAGAGCTAGAAACAAACAAGGTCAATTTATTAAAGATAAAGCATGGACCTTTTGGAATGACGCCTATAAAATAAAATTAACACAACCAGGAAAAAATGCTTTAGCAGTAATTTTATGTGTTATAATAATATTACTGGCGTGGTCAGTTTCCGCCAGGTAAATAATAGAACGACATTCTGGATTAGGGTTCCTACGTCCTATCCAAGTAATAAATTCGTAGAGGTGTTGTAAGCGTAGTTGCAGCGCCAATTCAGCATATAATCAAATACTGTAACCACTCCCAATATGAACCACACCTTATTGGAGAACAGTGTAAACGTGTGAGAAATGGAGAATATCAATGACAGACGAAACAATGGACAGCATGGATACCAACGATGGTATAAAAGGTTTAAGAGAAAAACTTAAATCTGTAGAACAAGAAAATAAAGAACTAAAGAATGTTGTAAAGACTTCTTTGTTTAAAGATGTTGGACTAGATCCTAACTCTGGTACAGGTAAGATGGCATTCGATCTATATGATGGAAAACCAGATACTTCAGAACTAGGAACATGGCTTAAAGAAACTTATAACATAGATACTGAAGTACAGCAGAACAACGAAGTAGCTGCTGCAAAGATCGCAGAGAGTGACAATAAGCTAGAGACAATACAACAAAATTCTAGTGCTACACAACCTGAAGATTGGACACAGAAAATGCAAGAAATTATATCTAGCGATACAACTTCTGTTAAAGATAGTCTAAGAGCAAAATTAGCTTTACAAGAAGAACTTAAAAAAAGATAATATCTCGTAAGAGAGAAGGGAAATAGTAGAATATGGCAGCAATATCAGGTGCTAATCCAATAGTTGCTAGTGACGTTAATAACTTTACTGGTGAATTATTTAAAATCACACCTCATAGAACACCATTGCTAGCTGCTGCAGGCGGATTAAATGGAGGAGTTGCGATTAACTCAACATTCTTCCAGTTCCAAACACAAGATAATGCAACAGTCTCTTCTGTTACACCAGACGATGAAGGTGGTTCACCTAACTATTCTGGAAGAAGCAGAAGCGCACAACAAGGTACACTACAAATTTTCCACGAAGCAGCACAAGTATCATATACTGCACAAGCAGCTTCTGGAGAAATTGTACCTTTTCAATTATCAGGAAACTATAAGAACTCCGATCCTGCATTAGCATTAGCAGGTAATAATCCAATTAACGATGAGCTAGCTTATCAAATGGAATTAGTATTAGAAACAGTCGCAAAGAAAGTAGAATGGTCAGCATTCAATGCACAATACAATGACGGTACAACAGGTAACCGTCAGATGAGAGGTCTTGATCAACACTGTTCTTTATCAGGCGGCAACATTGTCTTCCATGACACAGCAGGTAATGGTTCTGGAACAGCACAAAAACTTAACTTTGATGTAATTGCAGACGCAATGAAAAAATTGTATGACGCAGGCGCACCAATGAGAAATCCTGTGCTTTTCTGTCAACCAACAGCATTACTCGATCTTAATAAAGAAATGGTAAATGCAACTGTTGTATCAGGTAAGAACTATGGTATTTTACCTAGAGATAGAAATGTAGGAGGTGTTGACATTGATACAATTGTTACACCTTTTGGACAGATCGGACTAGCTTTGTCTGACTTCCTACCTGCAGGATCTAACGATGGTAAGAAAAACTTTATCGTTGACATGTCTTTTGTCAAACCAGTATTCCTTAACATTCCAGGTTATGGAACTATGTTTGTAAGAGACTTAGATCAAAACGATAATGCAAGAATTGCAAAAGCAGTATATATGGAAATGGGCTTTGACTTTGGTCCACAACAATATCACTGTGAAATTGATAACGTTTCAAACGCTTAATCAATAAATTAATACTCTAAGACCGCTTACTCCACCTAAGCGGTCTTTAGAGTATGCTAAAATAAGGAACGAATATGGCAAGATTTAAACAAGACTTAGTACAAATAGATAGCGGATCTACAGCTAGCGAAGGTTCCAATACAGACGGAATGCTTTTGTCAGGTATTATATTTCCATCAGCAATGACTGGATCTACAATAACAATACAATGGGCTTCAAGTCCTGGCGGTTGGAAGGACGTAAAAGAGACTGACGGATCTGCAGTAAGCTACACAATAAGTACAGATGATGTTGTAAGAGTTGATCCTAGTGGTTGGGCTTTTGCTTCTACAGGGTTTTTACGTGTAGTATCTGGATCTACTGAAGCTGCTGC